GACAGACCGTTGCTCTTACGAATGGTTCTTTTGCCACAGCTATTTCAGCGAGTGACGGTAGTAATATCGAGGGTGAGTCCTTTAAGCTTATTATCTGTGAAGAGTGTCAGGACATCAGTAACTTTAAGATTAGAAAGTCTATTCACCCTATGGGTGCGGCTTACAATGCTTCTATCATTAAGATAGGTACAGCAACGACTTTTAAGGGCGATTTCTATGACGCTATACAGAGAAATAAACGAGAGATTGAGATGAGGGCTTCTCATATTAGAAACCATTTTGAGTATGACTATACGGTGGCTTCTAAGTATAACCCTAAGTACGCTAAGTATGTTGAGGGCGAAAAGAAGAGACTTGGCGAAAACTCTGATGAGTTCCGTATGTCTTACAAGCTTGAATGGATAATCGAGCGTGGTATGTTCGTTGATATAGTCAAGTTTGAAGAAGCAAACGGAGAAACAAGTCTTGAAAGAGTTATGTCTGACCGACAAGCTACTCACATTGCAGGTATTGATATTGGCGGTAAGAATGACAGTACTGTAGTTACGATGTGTGAAGTCGATTGGAATATGCCTGTTATTATGGAGACTCGAATTGATGATGAAACAGGCGAAGAAGTGACCTATATGGCTTATAATACTTATATAAAAGATTGGCTGTGCATAAGTAATGAGCCTGACTATGAGGAGCAGTACCCTTTAATTGTAGATTATTTATCTATGTTTTGGGTTGTTCGAGTAGTATGTGACGCAACAAGGGAAGCTTCTATTTCTCATAGACTTAGAGCTAATTTGAAGTGTGAGGTTATTCCTTATATCTTTACAACTAAATCTAAGTCGGAGTTATATAAGCACCTTGAAAAAGAAATTGCGGCAGGTAGAGCAAGAGTCTGTGCAGGGGACAAGACTCGTGCTACTAAAGAATATAATGACTTCTTACAGCAGTTAGGGGATTTACAGAAAGGCTATAGTGGCACTAACCTTGTTGTATGTCACCCTGAAGAAAGAGGGGCACACGATGACTACCCTGACTCGTGGGCTTTAGCTGTTTGGGGTTGCAGTTTTGCCGGGGAAGTAAATAACACAGAGACCAACAGAAACAAATTTACAGAGAAGTCGAATAACGAAAAGCGGTATTATAGCAGAAGAAATAGATTAACAAGTAGAAGGAGGTAATGTAAATGATTGGTTTTGAAAGACGCAGAGACTTTGACGATTATTTTAATACGAGCCTTATAGGAGTTCAAGGTGAGCTTGATAATAAGCAAATAGAACGCTTGAAGAGAATGAAGAGAGCGTGGAACTTCTATGAGGGCTACCATTGGGAAGAAATGCCCGAACAGGACACCCCTGAACTTACTATTAACTACTGCCGAACTTTTGTAAATAAGTTTGTTGCATTTGAGTTAGGTAAGTCTTTTACTATGTCTACACATAAAGCTATGGAGAAAGCTACTATTACCCCTGACGGAAGAACAGCTTTTGAGTATCTTGAAGATGTGTGGGAAGACAACGACCAATACAAGCTTACTACTGATTTAGGTCAGATGAAGTCTGTAACAGGTGAAGCGTGGTTACAAGTACGCTACTTTAAGCCCTCAGAGTTGAGAGACCCCTACAATGAGTACCCACAAGGACGAGTTAGAATTATGCTCATTCCGTCAAGTGTGATATTCCCTGAGTTTGACCCTCACGACAGAGACCGTCTTACAAGGGTCACAATTATGTACTCTTATGAGAAAATCGTGCGTACAGGTATCTTAGGCAGAAGTACTAAGAAGCAAGTTCTTTATAAACAGATTTGGACTGATGACGAGTGCGTAGTCATAGATGACGGTAAAGAAGAGAAGTTCCCGAATAAGTACGGAATTATTCCCTTTGTCCTTATTAAGAATTTAACTATTGCAGGAAGAAATGAGGGCTTCAGTGACCTCGATGACATCATTCCTCTTAATGTGGAGTTAAATCTTAAAGAGTCTAATGTATCGGAGATTATTGACTATCACGCCGCCCCGATTACTATTGTATACGGTGCTAAGGTTGGTAATCTTGAAAAAGGTGCTAATAAGATGTGGGGTGGTCTTGCAAAAGACGCTCGTGTTGAGAACCTTGAATTAAAAGGTGACTTAGGAGCAAGTCAGTCCCATATTGCAAATCTGAAGCTTCAGATGTGTGAAGTAGGTGGTGTGCCTGAGACCGTATTAGGTGGAGCACAAGCAATTAGTAACACAAGTGGTGTTGCTCTACAGTATATCAATTTACCCCTTATTGAAAAGACGAGGGTGAAGAGAATGAACACCGAGAACGGTCTTGAAGAAGTGAATAAGTTAGTCCTTTTAGTGTCTTTATTGGAAGGACTTATCACAAAACCTGCTGATGTCACTAACAGGGATTTCTACTACAATGAGTGTTCTATTCCTGATACCTTACCGAAGGATATGCTGTTAGAGTTACAGCAAATTCAGCAAGAAATGAAAATGGGTATTGAGTCTCGTAAAAATGCGGCTAAGAGAGTAGGCAAAGAAAATATTGATACTCTTTTAACTGAGATTGACACAGACTTAGAAAAGAACCCCTGTTTCTATGGTCACTCTGACCCCAATGACCCGAGACACTACCCCAATGACGCTCAGTTAAACAGTGGTATGACTAACGGTCAGACCTCTATTGAGCAAGTCAGAGTAGAGACTACAGGTCAAAATGGAGGAGCAGAATAAGTAACTTTTCTACTTTTCATAATTTATTGTATGAAACCACTTGATTTATTTTCAAAGTGGTGATATAATGATAATACCAAAAACAAAATGGAGGTTGAACGCAATGTTTACAAAAAGTGGTTTTATCGCAAAACAGTCTACCGATTTAAGCAAGCAGAGAGGTCTTTACAGAGGTCTCCTTTTAAGAGCTTTTGCTGATGAGGGAGACAACGGTGCAGGAGACAATGGAGGTAGCGGAGATAATTCCCCACAGATTAACTTCGAGACTTTGATTGCAAATGCCCGTAAGGAGGAGAAAGAGAAACTTTATCCTCGCATTAAAAAGTTGGAGGACGAGAACAAGGCACTCGTGCAGACCAACAATGACAATCTTATGAAGTTGGCTACTGCTCAGAAAGAACTTGATGAGCTTAAAGCTAACAATGGTGAGAGTCAGGTCGTTAAAGACCTTAAAGCACAGCTTGAAACAGCACAGGCTGAGATTAAGACCCTCAAAGAGACTACTCCTAAGGAGGAAGAGTTAAGAGCCAAGATTGAAGCAGAGTATGAGGTAAAGCTTTACCGTCAGACTAAGCTCAGTGAAGGTGCTGAACAAATCCTTTCTGTTTTTGCAGATGAAGTTAAGGGTGCTACTAAAGAAGAGATTGACGCTTCGTTTGATAAGGCAGTTGAAAAGACTGTTGCTACAAAGAAGCAGTTAGGTCTTATTGACGAGGACGGCAATCCTGTCGAAACAAAGAAGACTACTTCTAAGAAGGAAGATAAGAAGGACACTAAGAAGTCCACTACTCCCCCTGTAGCTAACCCGAGTACTGAAGAGGACGAGAAGTTTGATATGGACTATGTTCAGAGTTTAGACCCTCGCTCCCCTGAATACGCAGAGTTCCGTAAGAAAATGGGTCTTAGATAAAAGACCACAATAAATTTAGGAGGTTATTCCAAATGAATAAGAAAAATTCTTTGAAGGCTGTTTTTAAGTCCTTCGCTCTCCGTGCTTATGCGGCTACCTCTACTGCCGTAGTTAATGGCGGGGATAATGTTAAGTTCACAGACGCAGTGAGAATGGTTTACTCTAAGGAGATTGAGTTTAAGGCTCTCCCTGTTATGAGATTTTTCCAGTTCGCCACTGTTAAGACAGAGTTAGGCACAGAACCGGGCTTAACTATTTCTATGCTCACCTATGACAACCTTGCTTTAGGTGGTGCTTTAACTGAGATGACTTCTATGACAACTCAGGCATTAAGTGGTTCTACTAAGCAGATTACTGTACAGGAGTACGGTAATGCGGTTGCCGCTTCTGAGTTACTCATTCAGTCTTCTTTCGATGACATTATGGCTTCCACCACAACCTTGTTAGGTCGTGACTATGCTATGGTCGTTGACTGCGAGTTAAGAGATGCCGCTTTAGGCAATACTGCATTTATCGTTTATGCAGGTGGTAAGGCAAGCAGAGCTAACCTTACTGCTAACGATAAGTTAGATGTAGCTACCATTAAGGACGCTATTGAAATCCTTGCTACAAACAATGCTCCTAAGTATGCGAATACTAATTGGATTTGTTTTGTACACCCTCATCAGTCTCGTGATTTGAGAGATGACAGTGCTTGGATTAACGCAAGCAACTATGGTGCCCCCGAGCAGTTATTCACAGGCGAGATTGGTAGAATTGATGACACTCGTTTCATCGAGACCACTTTAATGTGTAACGGTGCTTGTGCGGCTACTGACCCTGCTTTCGTTGCAGAGTTAAAGGCAGGTGCTGACGGTGCTCCTGCTGATACCAATGTATATCAGGCAGTTATCTTTGGTGACGCATACTTCGGTATTGCTTTTTCCTTACCTGTTGAACTCCGTGACAACGGTGTTGAAGACTTCGGTAGAAAGAGAAGCTTAGCTTGGTACGCAATCTTCGGTGTCGGCAGACTCCACGATGAGTACGGTGTAGTTATCGAAACTGCGTAATTTGAAAATTTGAATAAGTGAAAGTGAGGTAAAAATTATGGCGGCAAATAAAAAGTTCACACCGAGAGCTTCTTCTAACCTTATTGAAGAGGAAGTAACTGAGAACAAAGAAGCTGTTGAGACTGAAGCTCCTGTAGAGGACAAGGTTGAAACAGTAGTCGCTCCTGAGAATGAGGAAGTTGCTAAAGCGTCTTCTGAGACTGTTGTTGAAGAGGAAGCTAAAGATGAAACTCCTGAAGCTCCTGTAGAGGACAAATCTACTGATGAAGTTACTTTTACCGCAAAGACTGAAAAGAAACCTATCGAAAGAATGGTGAAAGTTCGTCTTGCTAAGAAATACGACGGTTGCATTGGCGGTCAGTGGTATCACTTCGCAAAAGACCAAGTGGTAACAGTTCCCGAAAATGTAAAGCGTATTCTCAACAGTGCAGAAGGAATGTTGAAGCCTCTTTAATCGAATAGGAGGTGTTCAGTATGACTAAGGCTGAGCTTGTTAGATATTTAAGGTTAAATATCAACATTCAAAATGCTGATGTTACAGACACCGCTTATCTGAGTATGACTGACGAGGACATTGAGTTATACCTGAATGTCGTTCTGACGAGGGACTTCCCACAAGTCCCCTCTCTCGATTTAATTCCCACAGAGGACATCTATCCTGTTGTCCTATTGGCGAAGAAAGAGTTGTATTACACACTTGCTTCTATGGACGCTCCTCTTATTGATTTGACTGCTGATAACAACAACCAAATCAAGAGGAGTCAACGCTTTGAGCATTATATGAAGCTCATAGCGGCTGTTGATGATGAGTATAACCAATACAATGAAGACGGAGGGGCAGGGACTCGTAACACTCTAACCTCGTATGATGTTCTTATCTCAGATAGATATGCGACAAGACGGAATTACGAGAAAGGAAGAGTCCCTGTCCTTTCTTTGCGTGTTGTGGGTGTTACAGATACTACAGTTGAACTGTCTTGGTCTGTTCAGCTCAGTCGTTTTGATAAATATGAGGTTTATGTTTCCGATGAGCAAATTTATGATGAGTTTGCTATTACGGAGCAAATTTCGCCTAAAGCGAAGCTCGTGGCGAAGATAACCAATGTTCATCAAAATAAATGTCGCATTGAAGGGTTACTCCCTGATACCGTTTATCATATAATGGTGTCTGCAACTGAGAAATCTTCACTTGTCGGAAGAGCAGAATTGATTGTTTCCACTACAGGAGGTGAAGACAGTGGCTCAGAAGAGACTTAATGAAGAGTTTTTAGAGGGCATTTATGAAGTGTACTCTACTTTGATGACAAATCAAATCTTCTTAAAGCTCTTAGATGAGGACTCCACTGACACCAATGTGTACGAGGAGACAACGCAAAAGAATTACCTTGACCCTATACAGCTTGTCGGCAAGTTTGCTCTTTCTATGGAACAGGGCGAACAAGTTGTTGAAGGAATACAGGACTATGTAACAGCCACCATTCCTACAAAGAGTCTTTTGGATAAGAATGTAGATATTACACCTGAGAACTATGAGACCTTGAAGAAAGGTGCGATTAGCTACAAAGGTGTTGACTACAATATTGTTCAGGTCAGACCTATCGTAAACATTGATGATGTCTTTCAATTTTATGTCTTCTATTGTGAGAAGCCTAAAGTAAGGCGGTGAGCAATGTGTATGTTAGTAAGTTTGGTGATTGGACTAAAGCAGGAGTAGTGTTACAGGGACTATCCGTAAACCTCTGCCCTGCATTTAAGGCTCAGTTACAAGAGGACGGTGAGCTAATACTCGACACTGTTATAAATCACATAGAGCGTCAAGACCTTAATTGGACTCCCCTTGCTGACAGAACTGTTGAGCTTAAAGGTGGAGACACAACAATTTATGTTGAGACAGGGTATCTTAAAGATAACCTTGAAGTAAGACGCATTAAATCTCCTAAGAATGGGTTGACCCTGTTCGTGGGAGCTTCTGCGTGGAAGACCACTCAATCAGGTGTGAAGTTCAGTGATTTAATGATATGGTTAGAGTATGGTACAGATAAAATGCCACCGAGACCTTTAATAAGACCTTCGTGGGAAGAAGTAGAGCCGACTATCAAAAATAATTGGCGGGAGTTGTTACAGAAACTAATAGAGACAGGAGGTAGTTAATATGAGTGAGAGTGTATGGTTTGAGCAAGTCGATATTGCATTTAAGAAGCTGTTACAGAGAGTCATTCAGATTGACGGAAAGCCTGTCAAAGTTGTTATAAGAAAACCTGATGAAGATTTTAATACTGAGGACTACCCTTTAGTCTCGATATATAACCTTTACGACAGGTTTTCTAAGATAAGATATAGTTCTGAGCCTATTGTCGTTTCTAAGAATGAGGAAGCTAATTCACTTGTTTTAGAAGACTCTGCTCTTCCGTTTGACTTATTTTATCAGATAGACTTTTGGGCGACACTTCAAACAGATATGAACAGTATGACAAGACAGTGGAAGGCTTTTTCAAAGTCTTGGTTTAATCTTGATGTGTCTGATATGTCGGATATAGCAAGAAGCTGTTTTGTTCTGTCCCGAAATGATTTTAACAAGTCTGATTTAATGCAGAATGGCAGAAG